ACCTCGATGGGCCACGGCTTGTACTCATTGCCCTGCCACCAGATCGAACCGACTTGGGTGTAGCCATGAAACCTAAGCGTTTCGTTCGCAAGGCTCTACAGATCAAGCTCGAACAACTCGATGATGCGACCCGGTTCAAGGGCCTGTAAGTCGGTATAGATTGTCATACATAGACCTGCTGGAATGTCGCCTGCAACGTATAGATGCCGCTGGATTCATTGATGGTAAAGCTTCCGCAGCGATACAAGCCCTAAACGCCCATGGGCGGAGTCCAATAGAAACTTTGATAGCCACCCTTTGACCGCAGAAAGTCTACTGCGGGCTGAACATAGGACTTTTCTCCGGCCACCGTAATCGGCCACGACTGCACTTCATTGTTTATGCCATCGGCGACAGCCTGCGAATAGCCATCGCCGAACTATGCAGTACGAACCAAGAACGTCGACGTTCCCGTAGCATTCGTCTATGCGCGCCATGTGAATGTATCGGTCACGAACGCACCCCCTGACGCCATAACTGGCCGCCCGGCTTGGTGGCCCTGGATATTTCCCGCTGAGCCACGGCGGCCATCTGGTTGCCGAGATCCTTACCGAAGGACTGTGCGTCGCCCTGCGTCGTTACCTGGCTCGTGCCGTCCTGGTTGACGACGACATTGACGCTGACGCTCGGAGACGATGAGCCGACGGCCTTAACGCCCAGCTTGCCGCCAGAGGTGCGCGAAAGCGGAAGGATGGCTTCCGGGCCGGCCTCGCCCATGAGATTACCGCCGCTTGCAAAGGCATTGATCTTGGTCCCGGAAAAAAACGTCGGCGACGTGACGATGCTTCCGCTGTAGTCACTGATGTTGCCGCCAGAGAATACGTTACCATTGGCGCTCTACGAAAACGGATTAAACGCAACAGATTGACCAGCGGAGTTGACGCCAACATCTGCGATGTTACCCGCACCAAGACCATAGCTGAACATCCCGACGATGTCCGACAAGATGTTTGATTCTGCGATCCTCAGCTCAAGCTTAGCGAGATCGGTCAGAACAGATGACACGAAACTCTTGAAGTCCAGCTTTCCGGTAGTCGTGAAGCTTGCCAGAGCATCCGTCATGTCATCGAATGAGCTGGTAAAGAATTCGCTCGTTAGACTTGCTACCTAACGTCCCTGGTCAACGAAATCGGAGGATGCGTGTATCCAGCCATTGATCCAGCTAGATTGGGCCTTGTCGATCTAAGCAAAACCGGCAATCTGATTGTTCTTCAGAGTATCGTATTTCGAATTTATGTCAGACAATGCCTTTTGATATGTGTCGCTATTCTTTGCGCCATCGCCATATTGCTGGTTCAGCCTTCGGATAGCCTGGGCCCTTTCCTTGTCAATCTCGATAAGCCTTTGCTGACGCTGATACTCCTACGTCCCCTCGCTAACACTATCGACCTGAGCCTGGATCTGCTCGTTCTGCGTGTCGATAAGCTGCTGCGTGGCTTGGTCTAGGTTGTTTAGCCACACGACGCCTTTAGACCACTGGTCTAGCTGCTGCTTCCAGCCGGAGATGTCGCCGTTGACGCTCTTGTTGAGGTCGGCCAATGGGTTGATATTGATGTCCAGGCTTGGGCCGGCGCTCTTCTTCAATGCATTATTGAGTTGCTCCTGCTGCTCGGCGATCTTGTCCGCATAATTCTTCCTTTCCTTTTCGTATAGGTCGGACCCGGGCGTCAGGGCATTCAATGCAAGGCTTTGCTGTTTCTGGAGACTCTTGATTTTATCGCGAAGCTGATCGACCCTATTGCCCGTCTCACCGTAGGCGATAGCCTCCCTTTCCTGCGAAGTGAGTATGGGCGCCGTGAATGCCTGCTCGATGCCAATTTGCTGGTTGAGCTGCTTCCGTTGATCAAGGAGCTTTTGATAGGCCAGATCGGATGCACCGAGTAGTGTTGGCGATTCCAGCGAGTAGGCTGGCTGATAGTCGTCGATCTGTTTCTGTACGGCCGCAAGCTTGTTTTGCAGGTCGCCAATAACACCCGGGCCTCGCTCTATGGCGCTATAGTAGTCACTCCAGAGCTGTGCACCGGCCTTGAGCGTATCGCCCGTCTCCGAAAGCGACTTGATTAGGTCATATTCGGCAGGCGTCAGGATGCCAAGCTTCTGGAAAAGCTCGTCCGCCTATTTGGCGGGATCCGAGAATATCTTCTGGTATTCCGTCGTAACCTGGTCGGCTGTCTCGCCCGTGGCCTTGGCGACGGCTTCGATTTGGGATGCAACGTTTCCAATGGAAGCGGCGGGAACGTTGGCTGTGACGCCGATCTTGGACAGGATCTCAACATAATCCTCAACATTGCCACTACCCCTAGATAGCTGATCGGCAAGCTCCTTAAGCTGTCCGGCACTCTGCTGGCTTACGTTGCCGGATGTAACAATGGCCTATGAAAGCTTTTGCAATTCCTCGGTGCTTTGCTTGGCATTCTCGTAGGTCGCATAGATATCATACGCAAGCGCGCCGCCTATGGCCGTGGCGGCAAGTCCGATGGGCGATAGGATGGCCCCCATGGCTTTCGACAGAAAACCCGTCTGGTTAGCCAGCGCAGCCAATGAATACTTCAGGCGCCCCGTATTCCCGGAAGCAAGCTCACCCATGACAATGCCTAGCTCAGTGACAGACCGAGAGCTAAGTTTGGCTGCGGCGGCATTCTCCAGCGTTGCCGCCGTGTTTGCCTCCATGGAAGCCGTGGCAACGCCAGTGACAACATTCAATCGCTCAAGATAGACCGTCTGCTCTGCCTCTGTAATAGCCCCTGTAGCCATGGCCCTGTCTAGAGCGGCCTCGGCGGCAGCCAGGCCTTCCGTGGTCGTGAGTGAGCCGGCCATGGCGGTCTGAAGCGCAAGATAAGCCTTGTTTCGCTCTGCCAGCGCAGCGTTGAAAGCCTGCGCCTCGGAAAGGATCCGGGCCTTGCTCGCCGCGCCGGCGGCAGCAGACACTTCGGGCGCAGTGGATTCAGCCGCCCTTAGGGCTGCCGCCCTGGCGTCGACAGATGCTGACTCCCTAAGGTGCGCTTGCTGCTGAAGGTATTGCTAAAGAGCCTGGTTCGCCTGAAGCAATTGGGGTTGAGTCAGGGACTGGTTCAGAAGTAATTGCTTGTTTCTTGCATCTTCGGCCTCTTGAGCGACCCGCGCATAGGCATCAGCCAATGTCTTGACGGCACGCGGATCTGCACCCCTGGCAGCCGCGTTCATCAATCTCACCTAATCCGTGGTCTTTCCCACATTTTGCGCAAGATTGAGCGTGGCAAGCGTCGCACTCTTCTGCGCTTTCGTCATGTTGTTGAAATCCTTGGCAAACTCATCGCCAAGGCTCTAGACCATGGACTCCGCACGCTTTAGCTGGACTTGCATGGCCTGCGTATCGACAACGATCTGAATTCGGCCAGTGCCTATGTTTTCTTGGTCAGCCATGCTCAGTCCTTATGGATCTACTTCAATGCTTCGGATTCGATGATGCGGATCTTTTCCATCATCGCATCATAATCGTCTTTTTCGAGGCGCATGAAATCGAGGTCGTGGTGTAAAACGGCGTAGTTGAGACCGATAGGGCCGCCAGGGCCACATATCCATTGCGTCTGATTCTTCCGATAAAGATCAAAGGCAGCCCATGATTCCTCATCAATCGTTACGTCGGGTTCGTGGAAATGTTTCGCTTTAAGCCCGGTGCCCTGAAGTTCCTTGGCAGTGGGCCGCTTCCAATAGAAAGCAGCCACTGCCTCGGTCAGTTTTTTTCTAGGCGCTTATGGCGGGCCTCATGGTATCCCTGCATGATGGCCTGAACGATGCCGGGATATTCATCCTCGAATTCACTGACACCCTCTTCGGTTAAGGCGAAGTCGGTATCCCATTCAGACACAAGATACGGGATCAGGCCGAGCATGCTCATGCCGGAATCCAGCTTCTCCCGGATGTCGCTTGACTTGCGGTTGTGATACGTCACATTGAGCTTATCCGAAGCCCCCTGCCCGACCACCGTCAAGGTGGCCGGAAGGGTCGCGGGGGCCGCTCCTTTCTTGATACTCATTACGAGGCGCTCCCATCGTCCGCGCTGACCAAGCTGGAATCACCCAGCGCCGTGAAGGTTGCCGTATTCTGCATGGGGTTGTTGGCCGACAGTGTCGGATCGGCGTCGAACGACAGATAGCCGTACCAGTAGATGGCGTCGCCATCAGGCAGGCGGCAGCGCAGCACGATCGGATCGCGATTGCGGTCGGCGCGCTTGGCGGCCGCATACCACGGCAGCGACGGGTCGAAGTACAGCGGGAGAGTCAGCGTCTTGGCGTTCTTGTAGGTCGGCACGCTGATTTGCCGGAACGAGCGATCCTCCAGAAACTGACCAGTCCAAAACTGCTGGTCGCCGCCGCTGGTGGAAACGTCACCTTCCTGGTTGAAGTCGACGAAATCAGATGCTACAGCCAGGGTGCTCTGGCCGGGCTCGGATACATCAGCATCCGTCGCATCGATGCCAAGCAGAGTCACGGAAGAGCCGGACACGTCAGAGGCGACGGCAACGCGATTGTTTACCTCGGAGATGCCGGTCGACGACAGGATAAGCACATCGCCGGAATCAGGTGCGGTGCCGGAAACCGTGGCCACCGAAGGGTCGGCCGCAGTAAACGCAGTGACCTAAACCGCATCGGCAACGGACGTGGCGATGCCGAAAACGGCACCATTGGGGAAAAGAAGAGCCATGTTTTAAATCCTCTTGGGTAGTGAATGCCGCCGAAAGGCGACGTTTAACGATGTCGCCGAAAGACGACGTTTGACCGCTGCCGGTCAGTTATCCGGGAACCAGATCCCGAAATCTTGCCGCGTTCCGTACAGCTTGAGCGCGGATTCATACAGTGATACAGATGCACCATAGCTTTGTGCCACAAGTCCACTTCCGCAGATAGCAGCTTCCACCTACGCGCTGATATTGGACGCTTCAAGGCGCGTGTTCGACCACACGTTGATCTGCATGCGGGCATGCTTGTGGTCTGGCATGGCATTCTCGCCGAACCATAGCGATTCGCCGCCAACCTGCTGGTAGGTTATCGCAGGATAGACCGGAACATCCGGAAGCGTGTCGGGGTAGATCCGACCATCAACAAGGGATGATAGAAGATCATGGATGGTTTGCTCGATCATTCGGAAGCCCCCGAGCCACTCATGAGATCAGTAAATGCCTTCTTTCCTTCTTTCAGGGAGGCGTTCAGGGCTTGAAGCTTTCCGCCCTCCCAAGCCGGGCGCATGAAGGGTTCGGCTGGGATGAATTTGGGATTCTTGAGACGCTTACTTTTGTCGGTATAGACCTCGCCATCATCACCAACAAAGACAGGATGAACCATCCAGTGGCCGTATTCGATCAGATGGCCGTGCGGAGCCTTTCTATTGTTCCACGACACCGAGTAGACGAACTACCCATTGCGGCTCTGCTCGGGGCTGTACGCAAGATAGATGGAGCTCTTAAGAAGGCCAGGCGTAATGCTTCCCCATGTTCCCGTCTTGCCAACCGGAGCACGCTCTTTTGCCTCATCGCGAATCACGGACCCAGCGGCTACACCCATGCGACGAGCCAAGCTTTCCTGGAACGCAGGCCCCATCTTCTCCAGACCCTTCACGATGCCAGAAAAGTCGACCTTGGTCTGCTCAGCCATTGTTTCCACCCTGTCCGCAGATCAGATAGGCCTTGTCGCGATTGGAAAGATCGCGGACGACGCCTTGAATGTCGAAATTGAGGCCATCGAAAACAAGACGGTGGCCGGAATCGATCCCTAGCCGCTTCACGTCACCTAGAGACACCATGACACTGTAGCGAGCCACAGATGCCGGAAGATCGCCGGCGGCCGTCTTGATGGTGCTGATACCGCTCTGACCTGCGACGTTGGCCCATATCTTGCCCGATTCAATCCATTCGCCATTAGGCTGACCAAGGGCGTCTTGGCCGCTCTAAACCTGAATCGACACCAGCGAATTGAGTACACCGGTTTTCATGCGACTCTCCAAGCCTTTCGGGCCACATCTCTGCGTCTGCCGTTCTGGACGGATGGGCCGTCTTCGTGGTCAACCAGCGAAGGCAGTGTATAGATCACGTCTCGACCCGTGGCCTTTCGCCATGCATCGCCAATGGCGAAATCGACGGGGCCGTGAGCGATATGCTTCACGACGATGCCGGGATCTGGAAGTAAATAGCAGACGCCGTGCAGAAGCTTTGGCAGCGCTATCCAATCATTTCCCTACTCGTCGGCTCGCTTGATGGCCTGGGCGACCTGACTCTGCCATTGCCTCGGCCGGCCTGTGCCTAGATAGAAACTCAAGAGGTCGCCAGGCCATCTCTTCTAGGCGGCCGATGCACGATCCAGAAAGCCATTACAGGGAACCGCGTCATCTTCCATGACCAAGACCGGGCCGGATGAATCTTGGAGTGCCCTAAGATGGTTCCAGTAGGCCCCTTGGCGGCCATTGTCCATATAGAGATCGGCGCCATAACGTCGAGCGAGGCTTTCCGCCGACGACTTCCTGGAATGGTGCCCGATGACGGCTATCCTCACTTCAGATTCTTCCTTTTCCAATCTGCGTATCTGGCGTCACGCTCAAACTTCTTGATGCCATACTTCTGCTCGAACTTGTGAACCATCGCCCACGTCAGATCGTCCGATGGTTCCTTGAGCGTCTTGGAAACGAGGTGCGTGACCTTGGCCGAAGGAACCACCATGGGCTGAATACCGATCTTGACCAATTGTGCGATGGCGGAGTCATCCGCGCACCAGTATCGGAAGTCCTCATCTAGACCGCCGATCTTATCGAATATCTCGCGCTTCAACATGAAGCACCATCCCGAGAAGTTTCGACCATTGACGCTGCCTTTCTCGTTCTTGGCAAGCGTATTCTGAACCTAATGCAGAGGATTCACAGGTGAAACGACGGGATGATTGGCAGAAAGAAGAGCATCCAGCCATCCATCATGGAATTTCAGGTCGCTGTTCGCGATCATGACCCAAGGTGCCACGCCCATCCTTGCGCCCATGTTGGCGAAGGCGTTGTAGTTGAACTCGCCAGTCTCGTGGATCGTCACCGCATCCCGATATCGAACGCCTGGAACCTGTTCGATCACGACAACGCTCACCGCATG